CACAGTTCTTCCCATTCCAAACCCTCCGCATTAACACCAACAGCGCATTCATAGCGAACAGGATTCATTTGAATAATTCGAACAATGGGCAAGAAATACATACGTATCAGTAATTGGAGCATTATAGGAGCACATTGAAACACTCTTACACTGTCCTTGGTCAATTTAGTTGCTTCATCTTTCAAACAAGCTTTCCAGGGTACATAAGTCCTACACCCGGATTCTAATACTTCAACCATACGATCATATTCTTCCCAAATTTCGGGTGTAAAAGTGCGCGGTTTAGAAATGCCAGGATATTCTTCTGGTTTCAATTCAACCACATACGGATGTTTGCTACCTGATAGGGGAATTCCAGGAGAAGTGTTTAGATTCATAGCATCTATAAATTTTACACCATCAAGTCCACTAACGGTTTCCACTCTTGTTAAAGGTTTAACAGAAAATAACTCAGGTAATAGTATCTTAACTCCTTTACTGATTTCTTTAACGTCATGAACAGCTTTTTCCAAGACACTTCCGATTGGGAGACTTGGTATAGAAGCATATTCAAGTGTCGCTTGGAAAGGATATCTTCCTTTACCCTGCATTTTTGGAGGCCCCCACTGCTGGGGTACACCAAATACTTCTGTAACTGCAGAGGAAATTAATGTTGGTGTGACATTACTCTTTGGAGTAGCCTTACCTAAGGTCTTGCCATAAACGTCAATACAGGCTCCCTCTGGAAGGTAATTAACGGCACTCTTTGGATGTATCTCTGCTCCCTCAAATATTTCTTTTCCAAAATATTGTCTTGTGAAGTCGCCCATCTCCGGTTTGAGACATCCACTAGAGGCTGAAAGCACCACTCCATCAACTGAAGCCAATTCATTTATAGCATAGTTCGCCTGATCCAGAGTGAGTGTTCCACATCCTCCTATGTTGTCTTTCCCTCCAAGATGAAAACCAAGAATAGTACATCCTTTCATATCGCTAATCACGGGAGACATGCACATTCCAGGTTGAGTTACAATGGGGAGCTTATAATACGACCCCCAAAATACCTTTTTTGTATGAGCAACTAAACCTGTTCCTTGAAATAATGTAGGATAACATTTTATTTCTGTTCCTTGTACTTCACGAGTGACCAGTTGTGCGGCACACTTTCGTAAATCTCCGTCCAAGGGTAAGAATTTTCTAAAATCCTTCATTGAGCCTCCACCTGTCACAAAACATAGAGAGAAATCCGTTCCAGGTATATTTACCCGAAATGACTTTGATATCTTATCACGAAAAGAACGCCCGACCTGACTCTCTATGGCTTTAAAGCAACGAATCTTGATATCTCGATCACCATGTACATCCAAAAAATGTGTGGGAACCAAGATGAAGTTTGAAACTATATAGAATCCAAGACACACCTTATCCATATCAGATACAATTCCAATTAAATTAGTGCGCATAGATGCAGCTAAATCATTAGACTTAGTTGTTTTCGAGGGTGTTGACATGGGCAACGGTACG